TGGAACAAAGCATCAATACAATACTCTTACTGAAGATAGTGATAACGGTAAACCTTTTATTATTATAAAAAATAAAATGAAAGAACCTGAAGATGGTACATCATTATCATCCGAAGACATAAACGAAGACGGGTCTTCTATATACATGGTATCTGACCATGAAGTACCTTTAGAAGAAGCTAATACCAATGCAGCATCATGGGATGAACCAGCTGATCTCGCAGGAGTATATAAAGGAGACCAGGTCGTACTAAATGGTGGTAGGTTATTTTTTAATGCTAAAGAAGAAGGAGCATTTATAGCTGCTAAAGAATATATAGGTTTAGCATCTAAACAAGTACATTTGGATGGAGATGATCAAGTATCGATTGACGGTAAAAAAATATACTTAGGTGCTGTAGCTATGAGAAGAGAAGATGAACCTGTTTTGTTAGGTCAAACAACTCAAGATTGGTTAACTACTTTAGTCGATAATCTAGATACTTTACTACAAACTTTATCAAAACCTGGACCACCTCCGGTATACGTAGCTAAAGCAGTTGCTACATCCACAGCTTTACTAGGAGGTATCAAACAGTTAAAAACTCAAATTAAATTATTATCATCTAAAAAAGTATTTACTGAATAATGCCGTACGTAAACATTAAAGAATCTAATCTAGTTAACGCTGTTGCTAAACAAGTAGGTGCAGTGCAAGAAATAGCTACATCTAAAGTCTACGATTTAGTAAACGACTCTATACAAAAAGTTAGAAGAGAAGCATGCCCAGTACTTCCTGAAGCTATTAGATTACAACAAAGAGTAAATACTGTAACTAGCAGTATCAACAACATAAGTGTAAGGGTAAATAAATTTAAAAGACTTGCTCGTACAGTTTTGACGTTAGTAAGAATATTTAAAATCTTGTTGAAACTAATAAAAAGACTTCCAGTACCTCAATCAGTTCCACCAGGTTTCGGTTTACCGGTAGGATTTTCTATGGTTCAATCAGATTTTTTACATAAGTTCAAAGAAAAGATAAAACAAGGTACTGATGATTCTAAAGGTATACTCGAGGTAATTAAAAGTCCTGGAGTCAATATTCAAATGTACAGTAGAATATTAAGCCGTATTAATATAGTTACTAATGGATGTAGACTAGAAGGTATACTTAAAAGAGAAGTAGCAAGAGGTAGAATAACTAATGAAAGATTAGAACAATTAGGTATCATAAGAGACAGTAAATACATATTTAGTGAAGTTGGACAAAATTTATTTTCAAATTTAGATTTTACTAGAGACGGTATACTATATGAATCTAATAGTGCTACAGGTAAATCTATAGAAGAAAAAAATAAAATAGCCGATAATGCAGAGAAAGATTTTTTAGGGGCTTTACAAAAGCTTGATGGAGAAAATAATAAAGACCTTAAAGACGCAATAAAAGATTTATTTGATGCCTTTGAAGCACCAGCTGACAATACTGCCGGTACAAACTCAGACTTCTTTTACACTAATGCAAACGGAGAAGTATTTGAATTAAAAATTAAAATAGATCCTAAATCACCTAAAGTAGCTCCTAGAAGATTTGCAGTGGCTATAGATGAATCAGGAGTAGAAATATTAAAAGGCCCTAAATCCTTTAGTTCATCAACAAAAGTATTATTAGATGAATTAAAATTTAGATTAGATAATCAACTTCCATAACTAAACTATTTATATATATGAAACTCGATAAACTTAGACAAATAATAAGAGAAGAGGTTAGAGCTGCAGTTAAGGAGGAGTTACAAGAAATGCTCAATGAAGCAGTAAAAGTAGCATCAACTCCTGAACCTAAAGCTAAAACATCCGGCTATAAAGCTGTGACACAAAAAGATATTAGTCGTACTTGGTCTACAGGTAAATTAAATAAAGGCACAGTTCCTTTAGAAGAAATGCTCAATCAGACAGCTCAGAGTATGACAGGAGAAGACAGTAGAAATTTTGCTAATTCAGGAGGTGTTAAGAAACCTAATTTTGCTTCCTCAATGGGTAGCCAAATGGGTATGACTGAAAATTCAGGACCTTTACCTGGCATTGATATTAGCAAACTAGACTTTGTTAGTAAGGCTAAAGAAGTTTTAGACTTGGCTAATAAAAAAACTAAACAAAGAGTAGGGTAATGGCATTTGAGGTTAGAAAGATAGATCCAAGAGACTTGCAGCCTAGAACTGCAATTGGTGTAAGCTTACCATTTAGCGGTAAAGCTGTCTTTAACTCAACCTTTACGTCTGCTGAAGCTATAAAAAATAACCTTATTAATTACTTCTTAACTGGTAAAGGAGAGAGGTATATGAATCCTACATTTGGAAATGGACTACAAAACTTACTGTTTGATCAACTTACAGAAAGTAAAGTAAACCAAATTGATGCATTAATAAAAGCTGATTTAGATGCATTCTTTCCAAGAGTAGAAGTAGTAAACATATCAACTGAAGGTATTCCAGATAGAAATACAGTTGAGTTTAGTATGTCTTATAAAGTGAAAGATACTAATATAGAAGACGAACTAACAATAAATTTTGAACAATAATGGCTGAACAACGAGACATAAAATATATCAATAGAGAGTTTTCAGACTTTAGAACGCAACTTGTTGAGTATGCCAAACAATACTTCCCTGATAGCTATAATGATTTTTCTGCTACAGCTCCAGGTACTATGTTCATTGAAATGGCTGCTTATGTAGGAGACGTTTTATCGTTCTACCAAGACACTCAATTACAAGAAACATTTTTACAACATGCTAAAAATCCTCAAAATCTTTATACGTTAGCGTATATGATGGGGTATAGACCTAAAGTGACTACTGCATCAGAAGTCGATTTAGAAGTTACTCAGGAGTTAGATCCAATTTCAGGAGGAGATACTCCAGATTGGGATCAAGCTTTATTCATCTCAGGAGGAGCAGTTGTAGGAGCAACTGATAGTAATGATACTACATTTATTATAGATAACTCTATTGATTTTAAATTCAGTAGTTCTTACGATCCAACCGAAGTTACTATTACCACTATAGATTCAGGTACAAATTTACCATCTGTATTTCAACTAAAAAAGAAAGTTAAAGCATACTCTGGCACAGTAAACACTGTAATAGAAACTGTAGGTAGTGCTGAAAAGTTTAAAACTGTAGAGATTGAAGATGCTAATATTATAAGAGTACTTGATATCACAGATGCTGATGGTAATGTATATCATGAAGTACCTTTTTTAGGTCAAGATACAATATTTGTAGAACAAACTAACGATAGTACATATAACGATTTAGTGAAAAGTTCTTTACAATTACAAAAAGTACCTAGAAGATTCGTAACTAGATTTACATCAACAGGGGTATTACAAATACAATTTGGAGCAGGAGTTATATCTGCCGACGATGAAAAATTCTTACCTGATCCTACTTTACTTACTAAGTTTGGATCTCAAGATCAAGTTAATGCTATCGATATAGCATATGATCCTTCAAACGTACTATTTACAAGAACGTACGGTTTAGCTCCATCCAACACATCTTTAACTATAAGATACCTAACAGGTGGAGGTATAGGCTCTAACGTACCTGCTAACACCGTTACCAATAAAACAAGTTTAGGTACAATAACTGCAACTGACTCTTCTAAAGAATCTACATTAGCATTTAATAACGTTACTCCTGCAACAGGAGGAAAAGATGGAGACACAGTAGAAGAATTAAGACAAAATGCTTTACGTTCATATGCTGAACAAAGTAGAACAGTGACTGAAGATGACTATACAGTAAGAGCATTAGCAATGCCTCCTCAATTTGGTTCAATAGCAAAAGCTTATGTAACTAGAGAATTATTAGCTAATTCAGACAGAAGTGTTTTGGATAAAAATCCATTAGCATTATCTCTTTATACTTTAGCATACGATGTTGATGGTAAATTAGTAAATGCATCTTCTGCATTAAAGACAAATTTAAGAACGTATCTATCTCAATATATGATGGTGACTGATGCTTTAGATATAAAAGATGCGTTTGTAGTAAATATCGAAGTAAAATACGAAGTATTATCTTTACCTAATTACGCTACAAGAGAAGTACTTACAAGGTGTACTGAGGTATTAAAAGACTACTTTAAAACATCGAAAAGAAATATTAACCAACCTTTAAATCTATCTGAAGTTTATACTGTACTTGACAAAGTAAAAGGAGTACAAACAGTAAAATCAGTAGTTGTAAAAAATCTAGCTGGTGGGAATTATTCATCATTTGCATACGATACTGAAGGTGCTACAAAAGATAATGTAGTTTATCCTTCATTTGATCCATGTATATTTGAAGTTAAATACCCAGACTTAGACATTAAAGGAAGAGTAACAGCAATATAAAATGGCAATATATAGAATATATCCCGAAAAAGATACATACATAGACAGCAAACCTACGACTGCTGGACTGTATGGTAATGCTGGTCTTGATGAAATAGTTGAGATTGCAGGTTATCCTGATCCAACTGATCCTGCAATAGGTAGAACATCTCGTACTCTAATACAATTTAGATCTGCTGATATAACTAACGCAGTAGATAATATTATAACAGGTAGCATTTCTGCTAGCATACACCTTTCGTTAGCTAATGCAACAGAATTACCTGCATCATA